CGTTAGCGAGCATCATCCGTTTCGCCGGGTAACGATAGCGCTGTGGGCCTACTAAAGGAAGTCCTCTAGTATACGCTCACACAGAATCGGATCAATGTCGTTTTCCCCAAACAGGGTCCCAATGACAATGCTGACGACGTCAAGTGCTGTCAAGGAATACTTCCAATGATAGAAGCGAGTCATATCGTCCCTAGATGCAACATGAGATACAGCAGCAATTGAAGCCACTATACCTGCTACACCGAGTTCAAGAAACGCCCCTTTAGCATTCCAACCCAGCCCGTCTAACGAAACATCGCCAGAGGGAGCCAACTGAAGATAACGTACGAAATAGCACCTAGAAATGGGTGGGCAACTGCGGAACTCGTAAGCATAACTCAAAGCCTTACCAGCCAAATAAGAACGATCGTCGACCGCCTCATTGACAGAAGCTCGGGCATTGAATCTCGCAATAGCCTTACCAAACTTAGGTACCATAACATATCCTCGATTAGTCATTATGAAATGTTTACTAAGAAAAGTGCACTCACTCAAATGGCGGTGGACTTTAACCTCCGCGCGCATTCCAGCGAGTTTACAAACAAATTCATACTCGCGTCTCAAACAACGAAGCCTGGAAAGCCAGGGATTGTCAAGACGCGTGACATTGTCATCACCGAGGACCATACAATCACCATGAAAACCGTGCTTTAACACGAATGCATAGTTTATAGAACAATTCCAAAAAGAATTTCTAAAAGTTGTGCTCTGCGCACCAGTGGGCAACTGATTCCTCACAACGCCCCTGAAACTATGTTTACGATTAGAAACCGCAAACGAATTAGCGTGTAGCATCAGGGATGTGAGCCAAACAGGTGCACCTAAGCCGCGCAGCCACTTGACCTCCAAAATGTGTACGTCACGAAGCTGAGTCATATCATTACTCGTGAAGTCACTCTCTATAAAAACGCTCTCAGGCGAACCGTGCCTGGAAATATAGTCAGCCAGATCCTGAGAACTGGCCTTGTAAGCGCCTTTATAGTTCATAGTGCACGAGCCTTGAGACTGGCCCATCAACGTGAACATACGTTGTGTGCATGCTTGCATAACGGGACCAAGCATGGCATTATGAAGATCAGAACTTTGATAGATAATCCGTGGAGCCCAATCCTTATCATGGCGTTTCATAAGGGCTTCAACCTTAACAAAGATTTCCTTATTAGAAAACGCCTTTTGCGTACACTCTGCAATGAGCGGATAAACCTTACGGTAACGCTCACGTTTGGCAGAAGGAAATTGAGAGTTCCACTTATGGAAAAGCTCGGGAGTCCACTCAATAGGATCCAGTTGTTGACCGACTGTAATACGATCTAATAGGGCGAGGCTAGCGTCGATTATTGTATTGTCTACCCGTTTGTCCGAATAGAAATTGCAGCGCTTATCAAATGCTGCCAAAAGATTGCGCCGACTATTATCGGGCACAACGGGGTAATGATCTTTGATCAAAGGACCAAGAACATCAAATCGACGAGACTCCTGTTCGTCCCTATAAGGCTTGGATGACAAACCTAAAGAAGCCGGTATATTAAACTGAACTGGTCTTCGAGTAGACCGAGCAGAAACGCGTTTTGCGTAGTACCA